CGACGCGACCATGCGCTACATGGACTGGTTTATAGTGCTCGGCATGGTTTTGGGTTCGCTCGAGCTGGTACTATGTTCCCTTGGACGAGTAACAATGCTGGACTGGGTTTGGTGGTGGGTCGTGCGAACGGCGCTCCATCATTTCCCAGCATCCACGCCTTGGTTTATCCGCCAGGTGAGCATACCCGGCTCTGAAGCTAACTTCAAAATCATGCGAGGCTTTAAATTAACTTCAATACGCTATGCAGCCCCCACACGAGATCATAAACACGGGGAACTGGCGGCTGCTCGCGGGGCCGCAACCAATTTGTTTGATCGAATGGCGGCCCGATTGTCTTTGACTCGTTTCGACTACCAGAAGAGCACCCGCGAAAAATGTGCGGGAACACAGTTCAAGTATTTTTGGAAAGACCTTTTGAATCCGTCTGAATCCACACATTACGACTGGACAGAGAAACAATTGCTCAGTATGGTTGATGTTGATTACTACCTCGACGACCAGAAATTCGCCAATTTGATTGAGCGAAATCCTGTTGTGATGTATAGCTTCCGCCCAACATCCCTTTCCGGGAAGTACGGGGAGGCCAATTACACCATGATTTCGTCCAACCAGGTGACGCTGAGCGTACCGGGGGGTGAGAAATACACCCATTCACTCTGGGACTACGACGAGTCCTTTATTACTTTGCGCAAGAGTTACGGCTACCTAATGGCTAAAATGCACACCACACGAGTAACCTCCAACCACGACGTTGTGTGCATCGTCCCCACAATGCGAATTTTAGACCCATACCACCTGACGGAGGACTGTCTAGGCCGACCTCCTCTATTAAGCCGCCGAAGTTTCAACTGCTGCAATGGCATTCTCCACTCGACCATCGTGCGGGATGGTTACATCACCCACGAATTTAAGTTGAGTGGACAATGCCATACAACCGTCACGCTACCCGATGCGGTCGTTAGCCAGGCGCTAGCGACACGCCGCATGCGACAGGGCAAACTGCAGCCGTTGAACATCGCCGACTTAACTCGCTTCATTGGCCTTTACAAGAAATTTGAGTACACTGAAACCGCCGAGGTTACGGCAGCGATCGCCACTTGCTATTTGAATGAGGTGGAGAAATTACCAGCGCTTCGCTTTGAAGACCCGGGTTTCGACTCCGTACACGCCCCACAGTTTGAGGCGGACGGGCCGGAACTTGAGACCGAATATAAGCGCCGCGTCCAAGCTACCACCTACTCGCTCGTTGACCAACCAAATCTAACTCCGGCCGACACCCTGAACAACGACCAAGCCACAATTGTATATCGCGTCGAGTATCCACGCAATTTCGTGGAGTTCGATAGCGACCTCCGCCGCTTTGCGAATGAATTCGCGAGCCTACTGGTACCCGAGCCCGTGGTAGGGTCGGGTAGCCCGTTGGATCCGGATTCGCTGTCACAGCTGCTCGATTCTAGGCGCAATCGACGCCTGGAGTTCGCGAACCAGAGACCGACCCGCAAATATCGAATGGACGCACAGATGTCTAAGAATGAGTCCATCGAGAAGCTGGGGGCGCCACGCGGCATTACCAAGACCAACGATGAGATGTTCGCTGATTTCAGCAGCATTATCAAGGCTTACAAAGAAGCCGTGTTGATGACCCATAAATGGTATATGCCCGGTAGGGCCCCTGCGGAAATCGCGCAATCTGTGCAGGACCTCTGCACCGGCCAGACCACCATCATCTCCACTGATTTTTCCAAGTTCGATGGTAGTCAGAGCAAGTGCATGCGTCTCGTCGAAGCGGCTTGTTATAAGAGATGGTTGGACAAGGCGCACCACCCACTGTTGGAGCTTTTGCTCGACGCTGAGTGGTGCTCCTTTATCCACACTAAACACGGCTTAAAATACAATTGCGGCTACGGCCGCGGATCAGGGTCACCGACCACGACCGACGGCAACACTGTACTCACTGCTTTCATAGGCTTTGCGGCACGACGGAGTAGCGGGCTTACCGCTCGCGTATCGTTCAATGGTCTTGGCCCGAAGATGGGCGACGACTCACTGGACGCATGCGAGGCATCCCACTACGAAAACATGTGTCACAGGATTGGGCTAAAAGCCAAAATCAACTCCGTAAACGCGCATATGGAGGTACCATTTCTG